AAGAAGAGAAAGGGGAGAAGCCATCCGAGGCGCAGCCAACTTGCTTGGCGAGCTAGGCTATGGCTGTCATCAAGCCAGGGGGGGTGGGGTGCAGCGACGACGAGCCAGCAGCAGTACAAATACATCTAATGCCTTACAAAAAAATAGCCCTCTCAAGGGGCTGCTTTGAAAGGGATCACCTTAATCCCTTTGCTTCGAAAAGGATTACCTTAATCCTTTAGCTCCGTTATTTCTTCCTCGATTTTTCTTCACTGACATAATCCTTAGATTGCTTTTGCTGTTATTCATAGGATTACCGTCTCTGTGATCGATATCTTTTCCTCGAATAGCTTCTGCACCGAAGAATCTAGCGGCGATACGCCTAGCTTTATTTCGCTGCGCTCTGCGTTTTTTTTGCACAGGTTTAGCTGCGTACATTTTATCTTTTAGCTTGGCTAATTTATTCATTACTTATTATAGCATTTTTTTTTATTCTTTCGAAGCTAAGCACTGGAACTCCGCAGTTGAACATAAGAATCAAGGATTACAAAGCACAGCTTTGTTATGAGCAGGCACAGCTTCGCCATTTCGCAAAGCGGGACTGACTAGACTCCAGGAGTCGGACTAGGTATTATCGATCATTGATCCATCATCAGCAGCGTTATTTTATGCTCTCCTTCATGGCTTCATCAGGGAGAGCAACCTATAGAGACAGGAGCAAGCTCGGTCTCTGCTGAAAGTTTTATGTCATTTCGGGAGCTACCCGCTGTACCGTTTTCACCTGCAAAAGAGGCTTGCACAAGGACTATTTATATGATGCATTATAGCACATAATTTTGAGATGCAAGACCAAAATGCAAAAAATACAGATGACCCTTTGAATGAGGTTGAGTTCAAGTTGCATGCGGATATCCGTGATGCTGTAAAGGAGTACGCTGAGGAGATGCAGGTGCAGAAGGTGAAGTCCTTGGCTAGGCACAATCCTGAGAAGGTGGCAAAGATTTTGTACTTATTCAGTACAGGCGTTTCTCAGACGGCGATGGTAAAGAAGTACGGCATTCACAGGGATACAGTAGTGCATATTTTGACTGAATTCAGTGATCACATGCACAAGTTCAAGGAGCTTGGCGGGAAGCTGGCTGCTAGGAACTACATTCAGCTTTCGAGTCTAGAGGAGGATTTGATTGAAAAGGTGCGCAACAGGATGCAGGAGGACCCCGAAATGCAGGTATCTTTCCGCGACCTGAAGGAATTAAGCATAGCGAAGGCGAACGCAGCGAGGGAGGCGCTTACTGCCAGGGGTGAAGCTTCTAGTATATCCGAGGAGCGCAAGGTTTACACGAAGGAGGATTATGATTCAATGATACAGGCGGCTAGGGCCAGAATCCGTAAGGCTCAAGCTGAAAAAGATGATATAATTGAAGCTCAAGAGATATGACCTTTGAACTTGATGAATCAAACAAACCTGCATGCGAGGATGTAAAGGCTTTACTATCTGAGCATTTCAATGTGTACTGCTTCGTAGTAATGAACGAAAAGGGCGATATACATTATGATTACAGCAATCCTCCGCTTGGGAAGATGCTCCTGGATCAGGCAATCAAAAGCCTGGAAGAAGAAGAATGGGAATGGGTAGATGACGACTCTGGTTCTTAGTTTTGTGCTTTTATTGATGCTGTTCGTTGTTCTAAAGGAAACGTAATGTCTTTGGTATTTACCGAGCATCCGATTCTGAAGCCTCCATCGGACGAAGAGATAGTTCAGCTTGCTGAATTGGACCCGCTCTTGCTGCAGGAGTTGCATAAGGTGCACGAGGGCACGATTCTGGCGGCGCAGGAAGATCCTGTTCGATCTGGTTTTGATTTAGAGGGCTGGAACCGAATATCACATGCCCTGAAGCAAAGGGATGAAGTAATTGTCCTTGGGGGGAACCGCAGCGGAAAGACGACTGGATGCGCAAAGAAGGTAATGCAGGCTGTAATGCAGGGCAATGACGGGCATATTGTATGCTTCAGCCAGAACCAGGATACATCGGTAAAGGTGCAGCAGGCTGCTGTTTGGGACATGATGCCGAAGGAGTTCAGGAGAAAAACGAAGAGCACGGAGGGGTACATTAACTTCAGCATGCAAAATGGTTTTACTGGTTCTTCGTTTATTTTCCCAGATACAAGAACTCGTGTAGACTTCAAGACTTATACGCAGTTCAGTAACAATCAAACTATCCTTGAGGGGTTTGAGTTCGGGTTCAATAAAACATCTGGATCAAACATAGGTGCATGGCTGGATGAGTACTTAGGGGATAGCACTCTGGTGAATACTCTGCGATTTCGTTTAGCTACTCGCAACAGCAAGATGCTGCTTGGGTTCACGCCGATTGATGGTTTTACTCCCTTTATTGCGGAGTACTTGCAGGGTGCAGAGACAAAGCACCTGCGCTTTGCGGAGTTACTTCAGGAGGATGTCCCTGTAGTGCAGGATTGCTGCAATAGAGATGCTAGTATAGTCTACCTGCATTCTGACGAAAATCCCTTCGGTGGGTACGAGCGCATCAAGCGCGATCTACAGAACAGACCACAGGAAGAGATCAAGGTCCGCGCTTACGGCATCCCTGTAAAGAGTATGACTTCTTTACTTCCTATGCTTTCTAGTAACGTAAATGTAGTATCAGATGAACCGAACGCCATCAATGTACAGATGCCAGACTTCACGAATCGTGATGAATGGACTTGTTATCATGTAGTTGACCCAGCTGGTGCTAGGAACTTTTCCTGCATCTGGGCTGCTGTAAACGAGGAGCAGGAGGTTTTTATTCTGCGGGAGTGGCCTGATATGCAAACGTACGGGGAGTGGGCTATCTTCGGAGAACCCAAATGGAAGTACGGACCCGCAGCCAAAAAGATTGGTTTAGATATTGCATCCTATGCAGGACTTTTTGAAGAGATTGAAGAGGAGCTGGGGATCGAGGTTTTTGAGAGAATCGGGGACAGCAGGTACTTCGCCAGGGAAAACGAGAACAACGAGGATCTTTTTACGATCTTTGCGGATTACGGGATGCACTTCATTCCCAGCAGCGGAGTGCATGAAGACACGGGTATAGCTGCTTTGGATGAATGGTTCAACTATAACCCAGATGCTGCTATTGACAAATTGAATAGACCGAGGTGTTATATTCACGAAAGTTGTGAAAACCTTATGCAGAGTTTACTTAATTACAATAGTTCAGGCAAAAACGACGAAGCCCTGAAGGACTTCTTCGATTTAATGCGGTACTTACGTATGGCAAACTCAGGGGATGGACCTGATCATTGCAGCCCAAAGGACCTTTTGACTAGATCCAAGAGCAAAGGAGGTTACTAATGAAGAAAAGATTAACTAAGATTGTGCAGGAGCTTGAAGAAGACCTTGCTGAAAACCTATATGAAAAAAAGCCTTTTAATGAAGTCCTTGAAATATGTAAAGAAAAACTTGATTCTTCTTGTTTTAGTGGCACAGGAAAAAACACTTGGGTACTTGAGGATTGCCAGGATGCGATTAAAGAGGCTCTTAGATTACCTGAAATAGCTCCGAAGACATACGCTGCGCATGTAGTGCGTCTTGCGCCGAACCCAAGCTATGTATACGTTTACATAAAAGAATTAAGTACAACAAAGCCTGCAGTGGTTCCCAGAAAGATGCAAAGCTCTCTGAAAGGTAAAAACATCAAAGTGCAGTGCATAAAAGATGAAAACGGAGAAACCTTTAGATACGAACGACCAAAAATTTACTCCTGACATTACACTCAACGAGGATTGGGTGATGCAGAACGTGGATCGTTTGCTCGCCTGGGAGATACTGAAAAGGTACTTAAAAATGGATACACAGGAGATCTCTTCGGAAAAATTATGTGATATGATAGGAATGCCTAATAACTTTGTTTACGAGGTGATTAAAAAAGCCAAGAAAAAATGCGAACTGAAAAATCCGATGCGTTGACGTATTTCATGGGTTCTCCTGATGTAAAATCCATCAGGAACGCCTACGATGAAACGATCCGTGAACTTGAATCCTACTTTGATACATGCCGTGAGGCATTTGATGAAAGGAATAATTTCTGGCCAGGAAAGAGTCGGGATTTACGCAAGCACGGAGCGGACGCTTTCCCGTGGGATGGTGCATCTGACCTGGAGTCGTACGTAATCGAAGAACGCATTACAAGGCTTGCTTCTTTGTTTGTGCAGGCTTTGCAGCGTGCTAACGTCAGAGCATTCCCAACGGAAGGAACGGACGCAGCCCGAGCTAGGATTGTATCCAGCTTTCTGAAGTGGATGACCAGCAGCGGGTACATTCCTAGGTTCATGCGTGAAATGGAGCTGGGTGCTAATTATCTCCTTGAGCGCGGGATTTTGATCACTTACGTGGGCTGGATGCAGGAGGACAAGCGAGTAATTCAAAAGCTTGACCTTGAGCAGATTGAGTCCATTGCCCCAGAGGTAGCCGATATGCTGAACTCTGATGACGACGAGGAGTTCATTGTTCAGCTGAAGTCCGCTTTTGATGGCGTCACTGACAAAAGAGCAAAGAGGGCAATCAAGGATTTGCGCAGGATCGGGTACGCTGAACTGCCTACAGTACGAAGAAGCATAGATGCCCCAGAGGTGAAGACGCTTGCTCCAGACGGGGACTTTTTCTCTCCCCTCC